TTTGATGAAATTAGTCCCAGGCGGTCAGGGCTATACTTTTATTATAGGTTGACCACAATCGTATTCTCCTGTATACTTTATACAGTTGGAGAATATTATGATTATTGGAATTTGCGGTTTTATTGGCTCAGGCAAAGACACAGTTGCGGACTATCTAGTGAATTTTCACGAGTTCCGTAGAGAAAGTTTTGCATCAACACTAAAAGATGCAGTGGCAGCGGTATTTGGTTGGGATAGAACCATGCTTGAAGGCCGTACTAAAGAAGCTAGAGAGTGGCGAGAACAAGTTGATCCATGGTGGGCCGCTAGACTTGATATGCCCACACTGACCCCAAGATGGGTGTTACAATACTGGGGTACTGAAGTTTGTCGTAAGGCATTTCACGATGACATATGGATTGCCAGCCTAGAAAACAAACTGCGTAACAGTCGAGATAATATTGTAATTTCAGATTGCAGATTCCCTAATGAAATTGAATCTCTAAAACAGGCAGGCGGCAGCATTGTTTGGGTACAAAGGGGCACACTGCCCACCTGGTATGCAGAGGCAGTCAGCGCAAATCAAGGCAACAACGTGGGATTGAATGCAATGAAAATGCGCAAGATACACGCCAGCGAGTGGGCTTGGTTAGGCAGTGACTTTGATGTTGTAATCGACAACAACGGTTCTATTGATGACCTTTATAGGCAGTCGGCCAGCCTAGTAGTCAGCGACAAGATCGCCCTGTCGCCAAGTGATTCCTTCTTTGCCTAGTATTTGAGCACAGTTCGAACACACAGTTTTTAAATTGCTGTGGCGACAGTGATCTAGATTACCGTCTATGTGAAATACTCTAAAAACTTCTTTGTGGGCTGAGCGAAACCCACACTTGTCACATTGATTTTTTATTCGATACCCGGAGCGATGCCATCTAGGAATACCAAAACTTAGACCGTTAGCCATACATATTTCACAAAGGCTACGATAGTAGATTCTATCGTTCTTTTTATAGTTTATCGCACGGGGTCTAGAACCGCATTTACACAAAGGTCTCATACAGTTATTTAAAAGAAGTAAGCCTTTTCATCCCCTTTTTCCACCTTGCATATCCTGGGGTTTTTTTGTGATGCCGCTAAATAATAGTACATTGATTTAACCCTAGGAGACAGTCGAATGGCACTAACATCACCAGGCGTACAAGTTACGGTAATTGACGAGAGTTTTTATACTCCAGCTGAACCAGGAACGGTTCCGTTAATTGTTGTAGCCACTGCTGAAAACAAAATAAACGGAGCTGGCACAGGCACAGCTTCGGGTACCACTGCAGCCAATGCAGGCAAGGTATTCAAAATGACCAGTCAACGAGAACTTGTTGACACATTTGGTTCACCGTTCTTTGAAAAGACAGTATCGGCTAGTCCTATACACGGTGGCGAAAGAAACGAATACGGTCTACTAGCTGCCTACAGCTTGTTAGGCGTTTCGAATTCTGCATTTATCCTACGTGCAGATATCAACCTAAATGAACTAGAAGGTCAAACAGATGCACCGGGAGCGGACCCAGCTGATGGCAAGTGGTGGGTAGACACACAAACTACTACTTGGGGTATCAACGAATGGAACGGTTTGGCATTAACCGATAGCGGTCAAAAATTCACTGCTAAAACTCCATTAGTACTCACAGATGCCGATCTTGACAACATCAACAGCAATGCTCCTAAAACATCAGTAGGCACCATCGGTGACTATGCTGTGGTGTTTCAAACAGCAGCAGGCGACGGAACATTTTTAGCTGAAGATGAGCTGGTAAGAATATACTACAAGAGTGCAGGCAATGCCACCGCTGGTATCACAGCCGGTACGTGGGTACTGGTTGGTAGTCCTAATTGGACAGCCAGTCATCCCACAGTATTCAGCTCAGCAGCGGTAGGAGCATTATCAGGCACATTTACAATTAATGATACTAGTATTACAACAGGAGCAAATTTAACTGCTTGTGTTTCGGATATTAATACAAAGATGAACGGCAGTGGTATTACAGCTGTTGCCAGCAACAGTAGATTGTATCTATACAGTGACGGCACTTCTACAGCTACAGGTGGTGACTCCACTGCAACTGCAGGCGGAACTGGTGGTATTGTACTTGCCAATACATCTGGTACCCCGTTGGCTTCATTGAACATTACAGCCGGCACATACATGTGCCCAGTATTGGCTCAACAGCCACATACCAGTGTTCCGCTGTTTAAAAGATCAGATTTTGGATCTACTGTAAATGCTCGTCCTACAGGTTCTGTATGGCTGAAAACAACTGAGCCAAACAACGGAGCTCGTTGGAGAGTTAAAAAATACAATGCAAGCACTGATGCTTGGATGGCTAATGAAGCACCCCTGTATGCAACTCCGCACTCTGCACTATACTATCTTGATAAATCCGGTGGTGGTGCAAATCTTCCCAAAGGTGCATTGTTTGTTCAAACAAATGCCAGAGAAGATATAGGATCATATTCTGCAAGCGGCGGCGGCATTCCTCCTTTTGGTGCCCTAGATGCAACACTAGCTACTACCACTTTTAGAATATTTAAAAGAGCTGCCAGCGGTGAAACTGCTATCAAATCTAAAATTATTACCACAGGAACAATTAGTGTATCTACAGCAAGTATAGCAGCTACCGCATTAGTAGTTGGAACATATTACATAATTCAATCCCTTGGAAATACTAATTGGAACACAGTGGCAGGTACAAGCGGGGTAACATATGCTGTTGGTGATACAGTTGTTCCTGCAGTAGCTGGCACTGGCACTGGCACTGCGTATCTTGCTAAAACATTTACTATTAAACAATCAATAGTGGGAGATGCAAACATAAGCGCAGCAGCAACTATTGCGTTTGCAGCAATCAATGCTGATGACTCTTTTAGAATCGCTGGAGCAATAAATGCTGCTAACTATGTTGACTCAACAGGTGCTGCTATTACAAATAACGTAGTGGCCAGTGTTACTACCAGTAACGAATTAGTGATCACACACAAGACCGGTGGCGATATCAGACTGACTGATGTTGCAGGTACTGCCGTTGGTACATTGTTCACTGTTTACAACCTAGAAACAGGTGCTGGCACCAGTAATTTCTACGCATTGTCAAGTGGTTTGGCCACAGGAGCACAAGAAGGTTATTTGGCTTCCTTATGGATGCCATTGGTTGGTGATGTGTTTGCTGCTACTCCAGATGCTCCATTAGAAGAGCCAGCAGATGGACAACTATGGTATAATCCTGCATTTGGCGAGGTGGATCTAATGATACACAATGGCACAACCTGGGTAGGCTATCAAAACTTTACAGGATATACTACAACTGATCCCGAAGGTCCCATTGTATCCGCAAGTATGCCAATATTACAAACTGACGGTGGTGCTTTGGTCAACGGTGACATTTGGATCAGCACAGCTGATTTAGAAAACTTCCCCAGTATATATAAATTCAACACCGATGCAGGCAATCAAATTGCACTAAAATGGGTATTAGTTGACAAGACCGATCAAACCACAGAAGAAGGTGTATTGTTTGCAGATGCTCGTGCAGGTACAAGCGGAGGCTCAGCCACTGCTGCGCCTACTGGATCAATCAAAGATTTATTAACCAGTAATTTCTTAGATCCAGATGCACCGGATCCAGATCTATATCCCAAAGGAATGTTGCTGTGGAATCTACGTAGAAGCGGTGGAAACGTTAAGAAATACAACAATGGCTATATTGACACCACAGCAGATAACGAAAGACAATCCGGATCACCAAGTATGGAATTATACTGGCCAGATCGTTGGACCACTGCTAGTCCCAACAATGAAGACGGTTCAGGATCATTTGGTCGCAAGGCACAGCGATCAGCTGTGGTTGCTGCATTGAAGAGCGCCATTGACACCAGCGAAGAAGCACGTGACGAAGAACGCAGAAACTTCAATCTAATTGCTTGCCCCGGATATCCAGAAGCACTTAGCAATCTAATCAACTTGAATCTGGATCGCAAGGTCACAGCTTTTGTGGTTGGTGATACACCACTGCGTCTAAAGAGTGATGCAACAAGCCTAACAACCTGGGGTACCAATGCTAATCTAGCACTGGACAACGGAGACAACGGCATTGTTACCTATGACGAATATGCAGCGGTTTACTATCCAAATGGATTTACCACTGACCTTACAGGTGCCAATGCTGTGGTTCCAGCCAGTCACATGATGCTGAGAACTATTGCTCTAAGCGATCAAGTGAGTTTTCCTTGGTTTGCTCCAGCAGGCACACGTCGTGGCGGGATTACCAATGCCACAGCAGTGGGATATATTGATTCGTTGACAGGTGAATTCCAAAGCGTTGCTTTAAACAACGGTCAAAGAGACACCCTGTATGATCTAAAGGTTAATCCAATTCCGTTCTTTGTAGGTACAGGATTGGTAGCTTATGGTCAAAAGACTCGTGCAAGAAATGCCAGTTCTCTAGATAGAATTAACGTGGCACGCCTTGTGGTATATCTACGCAGTCAGTTGACAAAACTAGCTCGCCCATATATCTTTGAGCCAAATGATCAAATCACTCGTGATGAAATCAAACAAGCTGTGGAAAGTCTGTTGCTGGAACTAGTGGGTCTAAGAGCTATCTATGACTTTGCAGTAGTGTGTGACGAAACCAACAACACACCAAGTAGAATTGATCGTAATGAATTATATGTAGATGTTGCCATTGAGCCAACCAAGGCCGTTGAATTTATTTACATACCATTGCGTCTCAAGAACACAGGTGAGATCTAATGAATAAATACAATATCGGAGCATAAGACAATGGCAATTACATCATTAACAAATTACTCGATTAACCCATCTGGTCCTGGTTCAAATACCGGTATGTTGATGCCAAAACTAAAGTATCGCTTTCGTGTTACTTTACTAGGTTTTGGCACATCGTCTAGTACAGAACTTACCAAACAGGTCATGGACGTTTCTCGACCAAAGGTTTCCTTTGAAGAAATTCCAATCGAAATTTACAATTCCAAGATCAAAATTGCAGGCAAATACACCTGGGAAAATATTACGCTGAACCTCAGAGATGATGCTAGCAGTAATATTATCAAGTTGGTTGGCCAACAGATTCAGAAGCAGTTTGATTTCCATGAGCAGGCCAGTGCCCGCTCTGGTATTGACTACAAGTTTACCACACGTATCGAAATACTAGACGGTGGCAACGGCGCTGCTGCTCCGGGAATTCTAGAAACCTGGGAATGCTATGGTTGCTTCTTGCAAAACACCGACTACGGTGATTTGAATTACACAACCAACGAACCTGCCACAGTGGCGCTAACCATAGTTTATGACAATGCAATGCAGACTCCAGATTCAGTTGGTGTTGTTGGCATTGGTACAGCTGGCGCAGCTAGATCGGCCGCTAGTGCTCTAGCAGTAGGTAGCTCAGGTATTTAATTAATACCGTAACACAAAAAAGCCCGAATATTTCGGGCTTTTTTTATGACTAAATAATTATATGGATAAGTTTACACGATTTTTAAATAGTGCTCTCAGAGGACCCAAGGGAGTGGTTGGTAATTTTCAGCATGCCACACGAATATTTGTTGACAACAACTATAGACTAGCACCTAGAACAAAATTTCTTTACTACGCTGTGTTTTCAGGAGCAGAAAGAGAAGTTTCATTATTGATCAAATCCACTGATTTGCCTAAATTTAATTTTGATATGGCTAATAAGAATGTGTATAATCGTACCAAACAGATATACAAGAAAATAAATTACGAACCTATTAGTCTTACATTTCACGACGATAATGCTGGGCTCATGCATTCGATGTATTCGGCCTACTATTCACATTACGCCTATGACGGCGGAAACGATCAAGGCAATCATCCCATGAGTCTGTTTAATTATTCCGGAGCATATGGAATGGGTTTTACCACGCCAACAAACTTTTTTAAAAAAATATCATTATACACTCTAAGTAGGCATAGATTTAATGGGTATGAATTGCTGGCACCAAGAATCAAATCTTGGTCACACGGACAGGTAGACTATGCATCAAATGAACCGTTGGATAACACAATGACCGTTGAGTACGAAGGTGTAAAGTATCTTTCAGGCAGTGTGTCATATGGACAGCCTGACGGTTTTGCAAGTCTATCTTACGATGTTGTGCAAAGTCCCAATGTGTTAGGCGGCTCACTGGGACTAGGTAACGTTCTGGGATCCGTTGGGGATGTACTAGGTGGTATTGAATCTGTATTTGGGGACGTAACCAAAAAGAACATATTAAAAAACCCAGGCGGATTTATAAGCACAGCAATTTCTCAAATCAATACCTACAAAAACAATGGAGGACAATTCCCCACAGTGGACGGAGTTATTGGAGAATTAAAAAATCCTGCAAATATTTTAACTGCTGCCAATACCGTCGGAGGAATAGTAGGAGCCAGTTTTCCTAAAATAGGTGCAGCATTGGGATCTATTGCAGCCACAACTGCCACTAGAAAAGTTTTGCAGACGCAGGCAGCCAATAACACATTCCCACTGTCATCGGGCAGTACCAATGAAAGTCCTGTAGAATTTCCATGAGCACAATTAATTTACCAGCAGTGACAAAAACAGACAGTGCTGCAAGTACAAAATTATTTTTTGATACCTACGGTCGGCGTCCTTTAGAATTTGGTGCCAATGAAGTTACTGCCAGTATAGGATTTTTTACAGGTAGAGGATTTGAAGAAGAAGCCGCCTTGACCACAGCTATGACCATACTACGTCAGGCCAAAATAGATGGCGTCCAAGTTTTTGAAATATTAGACACCTTGAAAGAACTCAACGGTACACAACTCAGTGCAGTAGTTGCACAGATTCTCAACAAGTATCGTCCCAACACATCTTCATTGGGATTTAGATCTGTGAATGTTATCAAGATAAATCAAACTAGAAATATTTTACCATAATGGCCAAATTTGCTCAAGGAAGATTCGAAATGAAAAATCCTGGAAAATATGTTGGGACCAAAACACCATTGGCAAGATCAAGTTGGGAATTTGTGTTCATGCGTATGCTGGATGAACATCAAGGCGTAGAAAAATGGGCCAGCGAAAGCATACAAATACCCTACAGGGATCCCCTAACAGGAAAATATACCATATATGTACCTGATTTTTTTATTACCTATGTTGACAAAAATGGAGCCAAACATGCGGAAGTTGTTGAAGTAAAACCAGCCAGTCAAACGCTGCTGGCCAATGTTGGCAAGAGTGTTTATAACCAACAACAATATATAAAAAATATGGCCAAATGGGAAGCTGCTACTAAATGGTGCAGGCAGAAAGGCATTAAATTCCGTGTGGTCAACGAAGAACATATTTTTCATCAAGGTTCAAAACGCTGATAAGTATTGCTATGACAAAGAAACTTGAAGAATTATTTAATTTAGACGACAAACAGATAAACCCTGTTCCTAAATCTATCAACGAAGAATTAGTAGAAAAAGCAACAGAAGTAAAAACACTAGATGAAAGCATTGAAGCTGTTAATCAAATTACTAGAAATCTGCCGCAGATAATTGAATTAAATGATTTAAACGATAATGAGTTAGACAATCTTGCTAGTAAAGCAGAAAAGGCTTACGACGATCTAATGGATCTAGGTATGAATGTTGAAGTTCGTTACAGTGGACGCATATTTGAAGTAGCAAGTTCTATGATGGGCAATGCTATTACAGCAAAGGCCGCAAAGATTGATAAAAAGCTCAAAGCCATAGATCTACAGCTTAAAAAATACAAGATTGATAAAGACAATAACGAAGACCCCAATGACGTGATCAACGGACAGGGTTATGTGATCACCGATCGCAACGAGCTCATCAAGAAATTGAGCGGCAAAGCATAAATACTAACATGAAACCATTTACAGAATATCTTGCTGAAAGCAAAAAAATCTATAACTTCAAAGTCAAAGTGGCTGGAGAATTGCCCGAAGCTTTTCAAGAAAACTTGAAGACAGCACTAGATCGTTGCAAATGTATCAAGTTAGAAAAAATCAAGACCACTCCAATACAGGCATTGCCTTTGGACTTCCCCACAATGAAAAATTGTGAAGTAACTGTGTTTGAAGTGATATGTGAATATCCTATCACAGGACCAGAAATAACCAGTGATGTTAAGGCCCTGGGACTCGACGAAGCCAGTTTTCGTGTACGAGGCGGCAGTGAACCCACAGAAGCTGATCAAGTTCTGCTAGACAATGAACCAACGGGGCAGTCACTGTTGACAGATTCTGCCTACAAAGAAAACACAAATGTCAAACACAAAGATTATTTTGGTGATGACTTCAACAAAGGTTTTTTAAAAGACCTTGAAAAAACTGCAAAACAACGTAAAAAAGATCAAACTGGGCCAACAGAATACAAGCTGCCCAAAGGCAAGACTGACAAGTTAGGCCTTAAAAGCGCAATGGGGAGTAAATAATGGATTTTAATCAACTGTTAGCCAAGATGAGAGACTTGGATCAACCTACCACAGAAGCCTGTGGTGATGCACCTATGCCTATGAGCATGCCACCTACAATGGATAGTCAACCGCCACCGAGTCATCCTAGTATGAGTGTTAATCTCAATGCACAAGGCATGGATAACATTGAAAGTTTGATGAAACTCATGACCAAGGTTAACCCGGATATGATTAACCAGCCAGCTAAGATGATGCCGATGCCAGCTATGACTGCAATGCCATCATTGACTCCTCCGGGACCTAGCATATCTGCCATCGGTGATCTTGGTAACTTGGATGCTGGCCCTTTAAAGATGTTGCCGGACCTAGACATGGATGAACCACACGACGAGCCAGATGCAGATAATATGGGCGGCCCCAGCGACATGGACTCTGATAATATGCCTAGTGACCACGTCGACAAAGCTCACGGTGATCAAGATGGTGACGGTGATCACGACATGGATGATCACAACATGGAAAAAGATGACGACAAGAAAAATGAGTATGCCAACGAGCCAGAAGAAGAATACAAAGACATTGACTATATGGTGAACAAACTTGCTGGTGGTATGAATGGCCCTAAAGGCACATACCCCAAAGTAGCAGGCGGTGATAATCCCATGCAACGGGTTGAAGCTGTGGATTTAAGAACTTCTATTAGAAACGAACTACATAGTCGTTTAGCAGAAGTTAAATCTCACCAATCTGCCACCACAATGAAGCACATTAAGAACCCAACTGCTGGCGAAAAGAAAGCTGCTAAAGACATCAAGCCAGGCGTAGCTGGATATAAAGATCGTATGGATATGTTAAAGTCGGCTGAAGCTGATGGTAGATTAAAAGATTAAGGAACTATAAATGGGAACAGTAACTAGAACCAACGGACTCAACTGTACAGCAGCAACACTGTATAGTTTAAATGCCAATGCATTTTTAATCACGGTGAAAAATGCAGGTGCAAGTGCTATCGATCTAAGAGCAGAAGATGATGCTGTAGATGAAGCTGTGGAACAAATTGTTAAAGAAATTAATCCTTTGATGTTTTTTGTTACCAACAGTAGTGCAGGCACAATTCACGTGATCATGGATAGTTCGACCAGCAGCGCGGCCGAGCTTCAAGTACGGATTAGAAGAATTGGCATAGACGGTGGCGGCGCAACTACTACCAGTATTGGCCCTAACGACGTTGATATCAGCGGTACCACAGTGGCTGCAGGCGCCAGCATTACTGTAGCATAAAAAAAATATAAAAACCAAATAGGCTCTTAGGAGCCTATTTTTTTCAGTAAATAACAGTATGGCAAAAAGTCTCGACGGTAATTTAATCAAAAAAGCTCACGCACCTCAACGGTACACGTTGGAGGAAGTCAAACATCTAGAAGCCTGTATGGATCCTGTTGACGGTCCATTATATTTCTGTAAAAACTTTTTAAAGATTCAGCATCCTGTACGTGGATCAATTCCGTTTGTGCCTTACGAGTATCAAGAAAGATTGATTCAATCATACCACAACTACAAACAGTCTATTGGTATGTTACCTCGTCAGATGGGCAAAACCACTTGTGCCACAGGATACTTGTTATGGTATACACAATTTGTGCCGGAAGCACAGGTGTTAATTGCTGCTCACAAGTATGAAGGTGCGCAGGATATTATGAATCGTTATCGATTTGGCTACGAAAATCTTCCCGATTTTATTCGTGCAGGCGTTTATTCATATAACAGAAATACCATCGAATATGACAACGGTGCTCGTATACAGGCAGTGACCACAACAGAAAATACGGGTCGTGGTAAATCTCTTTCACTGATCTATTGCGATGAGTTTGCATTTGTGCAACCACCAGAGAAAGCCAAAGAGTTTTGGACTGCGTTATCACCTACTCTGTCAACGGGTGGTAAATGTATTATTACATCAACTCCAAACTCAGACGAAGATCAGTTTGCGTTAATTTGGACAGAAGCTCAAAATCGTTTTGATGAATTTGGCAATGAAACTGAATTGGGGAAAAACGGATTTCACAGCTTTTTTGCACATTGGAATGAACACCCTGATCGCGACGAAGCATGGGCTCAAACAGAAAGAGCCAAAATAGGAGACGAACGATTTCGTAGAGAATTTGATTGCGAGTTTTTGATTTTTGATGAAACACTAATCAATTCTGTTAAACTTGCAGAACTCAAAGGCATTGATCCCATAATGACCATGGGGCAAACACGTTGGTATAAAGAAATTGATTCTAGATGCACCTATCTAGTGTCATTGGATCCCAGCCTTGGCACTGGTGGTGACTATGCTGCCATCCAGGTGTTTGAAATGCCTAACATGATCCAAGTTGCTGAGTGGCGTCACAATCTAACTCCTATACAGACGCAGGTAAAACACCTAAGAGAAGTCTGCAAATACATTCAAGACAGAAGCACAGAACTAGGCGGCACTAGTTCGCAGATCTACTACAGTGTAGAAAATAATACTCTAGGCGAAGCTGCATTGATTGTGATTAACAATATAGGCGAAGAAAACTTTCCCGGACTGTTTCTAAGTGAACCCATACGCAAGGGCCACGTTAGAAAATTCCGCAAGGGATTCAACACCACACACCGTACAAAAATAACCACCTGCAGTCAGCTCAAACATATGCTAGAAACACAAAAAATGAAGATCAATAGCAAGCCTTTGATTTCTGAGTTAAAAACTTTTGTAGCTCACGGAGTAGGATTTGGAGCCAAGACCGGAGAACACGACGATCTTGTGAGTGCAACATTATTAATACTGCGTATGGCCACTATTCTCAGCGACTGGGATCCTAAAATCTACGAAAAAATGACTGAAAAACTCACAGAAGATCAAATGCCAATGCCGATCTTTGTCAGCAGCGGTTATTGATAAATATAACTATGGATGCAACAAACAACATTGCCACTGATCTATTCTACAAAATACGTAGTAGATTTTCTGGCCTAAAATTAGGCAACGACACAGGTGCTATCACTATCAATCCCGAAGAAGCAAGATTCTTTGATTTTGATTACAAAGACGGTGAAGCAGCTATTGGTCATGTAAGTATCAGTCTTGCTGAAGATAATTCTATCAAAGTTTATTTCAGTACAGGAATAACAGAAAGTATGGATACCTTACAGAAAGAAGGCTGGTATGGATTCTTAAAAGAATTACGTTTGTTTGCCAAAAGAAGATTAATGAGTTTTGATACTAGAGATATCGCCAAAGACAATCTAGATCGTAGAGACTTTGCATTTCTAAGTCAGTACAATGCACCCAAGCAATCACAACCAAATACACCCCCCACTGTTGGAGAATCAATTATGAGCGAAAGCGCAATGTATGGCAGCAAGAACGTCAGCTTCCAAAAATTAATGGATACACGTTTAATCATTAAACACAGTAAGGCAGTCATGGACGACACTACTCCTGGTAGTAGAACAAGAAATATTGGTGCGTTATTTGTGGAAAATCAAGACGGCGAAAGATTCAAGTATCCCTTTATTCACCTAGCCGGTGCTCGAGCCATGCAACGTCATGTGGCCAATGGTGGATTGCCCTATGATGAACTTGGAAAAAGCATTGTGGGCATGAGTGAAGAAATTGCGCAATTAAAAAGTTTTGAAAGTTATGTTGTGCGCAATGATCTAATGAATTCAATGAACAACTCCATTGTAGAACGATCATCACAGTATCTAAATGGCCTAAGAGAACAAATCAAAGCACTATCTAAACAAGGTCATTACGAGGCATACAAAGAAAATTTTCAGGCAATGGAACCTGTAGAGATTCCACAGGACGTGGTAGAACAGTACACAGATCAATTCACAGTAAGAAATTTCAAAGAAGATATTAAATCAGTATTTCCTGTTCTATATAGACTAATGAAAGAAAGCGAAATAGGCTATGACGACATAGTCGAAATGACGCAACCAGACGTAGTAGAAAACGAGGTTAGTGTAAATTACAACGATCCATTTGCTAGATTTGAAACTTGGGCCATGGGACTAGGCGAGGCTTCGGCTATTTCCAGCGAAGATCCAGAAGAAAAATCTGCAGCCACAAAAGAATTACAAGAGCTAGTAGGCCAAGCATTTCCAGCAGGAGTAGATGGTACAAATGCCATCGAAAGCCTAAAGGGTATAATTGAAGATTCACAATTATTTCAGGCAATAAAAGAACAATCAAAACAAGATTCGGAAATAGATGCAAGAGGTCTAGTTAAAGAATGGTTAGAACAAAATGCACCAGATACTCTAGAACAACTAGACTTTGGAGATTTTGTTCCACCAGAAGGTGAAGCGCCGGCGACTGACCAAGGGGGTGATATAACAGCGCCAGAAGCACCACAACAAGAATCCGATGGTCCAAATAAAAGCGATGTTCCTGCTTTTATGAGAAAAGCCAAAGGTGACGATGATTGGAAAATGAGCACCAAGGATATGGATGACGAGAAAACAAAATCGCCAACCAGTTCCGCTGGTCTAGCACGTAGAAAACAAGAACTAGGTATGGGAGAAGCTGACTCTGAACCGTCTAAAAAAGATGATGATGACCGTTCTCCTCCGTGGGATACAGATGATGAAAAGTCAAATTTTAAAAAGCCCAACAATCCAAACCGTACAGGTCAGGATAGTGCTAGAGCATTAGCACAAAGAGGCATGCAGTCTAAAATGAATGTTCAAGAACTAGCAGAATTTGTTCATACATTTTATGACCGTGATTCAGGCACATTCCCCAAAGGCCCAGAAGGCGTTGCTATTATGGTAGGCAAGAAGTTTGGTGAACAGGCAGAAATGGTTGCTCGCAAAATGGTAGAAAGAATGGCTCCACAACAGCAAGATCCGCAGATTGCAGAACTTGCTCGTATTAGAGAACTTGCAGGCTATTAAAATTCAATATCAACCAGATCGGGCACTTAGGTGCCCTTTCTTTTGGCTAAATTGATTGTCAACGAGATCATTGGCTACAGCGTTATATATATGTAGGGGTAGAAATTCCTACTTAACCAAAAGGAAACTTTAAAATGAAATCAGCAATCGCAATCCTCGCTACCGTGTTCGCCGTATCAGCATTTGCACAAGCACCTGCTAAGAAAGAAGAAGCCAAACCAGCAGCACCAGCTGCCGCAGCAAGTGCTCCAGCACCAGCTAAAGCTGAAGCCAAAAAGGAAGAGAAAAAGCCTGCAAAAAGTGACAGTGCTAAGAAAGACGCACCTAAAGCAGACGCAAAGCCAGCCGCTGCTCCAGCAAAGTAAATTTGAAGCAGAAGACAGTGAACTCATTATTGATGATGAGGTCAAACTTGGCCGTAATCTAAAAAGCAGAGATTTTGGTAAATTAATTGACTCTGATGGAGACTTTGAATTATCAAATCATGTCAAATTTAGATTATGGCTAGCTAGACAAATGGCCATGGCCAAGTTCAAAGAAGCCCACGGTTAAGCCCTGGGCTTTTTTATTGGCAAAATAAAATTAAAAACTAACAGATAATCATTGACCTTGCTAAATAAAAAGCGCATAATAACATATGTGCATAAGGCATATAAACATTTTAGGCATAACATAGGAGGCATTTAAAATGGCAACATTAGCAGAAATTCGTGCGAAACTTCAAGAAGCACAATCAAAGTCCACAGGACAATCCACCGGCGGTGGAGACAACGCAATTTACCCACATTGGAATATGCAGGAAGGCAAGGAAGCAGTAATTCGCTTGCTACCCGATGGTAACTCTGCCAATACTTTTTTCTGGGTAGAACGTGCAATGATCAAATTGCCGTTTGCAGGCATCAAGGGTGAAACAGATTCACGAGCTGTTCAGGTACAGGTTCCTTGTGTAGAAATGTACAACGACGGTACAGCTTGCCCAATTCTTACAGAAGTTCGTGGCTGGTTTAAAGACAAGGCTCTGGAAGAAATGGGTCGCAAGTATTGGAAAAAACGTTCATACATTTTCCAAGGCTTTGTGGTAGAAGATCCTATTAAGGAAGATAGAATTCCAGAGAATCCCATCCGTAGATTCATCATTGGTCCTCAGATCTATCAAATCATCCGTTCAGCACTAATGGATCCAGAGTTGGAAGAATTGCCAACTGACTATATGCGTGGCGTTGACTTCCGTATTGCTAAGACTAGCAAAGGTGGTTTTGCTGACTATTCTACATCAAAGTGGAGTCGTCGTGAACGTGCAATTGCTGATGCAGACAAGGCAGCCATTGAGCAGTTTGGCTTACACAATCTTAGCGACTTCTTGCCCAAGAAGCCCACTGACGTTGAACTTAAGGTCATGAAAGAAATGTTTGAAGCGTCAGTTGACGGTGAAGCATATGACATGGATCGTTGGGGTCAATACTTCAAACCAGCAGGCATGGGTCAGGCCACAGGCGATCCCAACAAAGCTGCCGCACCACGTGCTGTAGTGGCCGCGCCAGTGGCGGCAGCCGAAGAAGATGCTCCTTGGGAAGAACCTGCTACGCCGGCAGTCAAGCCAGCACCAGCAGCACCCGCTGGTGAAAGTGCAAGTCGTGCGCAAGACATCCTTGCCATGATTCGCAATCGTCAAAAGTAATTAGACTAAACATAGAGTGTGGGGCAACTCACACTCTATTTCTCAACAGGGCAAAAATAATATGGCAAAAGCATTTGATATTTCTAAATTTAGAAAGTCAATCACTAAATCTATTGACGGTTTAAGTATTGGCTTTAACGACCCAACAGACTGGGTCAGTACAAACAACTACGCATTAAACTATCTTATCAGTGGATACTTTGATCGTGGTATTCCCCTAGGCAAGGTCACTGTGTTTGCAGGTGAAAGTGGTGCAGGTAAATCATTTATCTGTTCAGGCAACCTAGTTAAAAACGCACAGGCACAGGGCATTTATCCTATCTTGATTGATACAGAAAATGCGCTTGATGAAAAATGGTTACACGCTCTTGGAGTTGATACAAGTCCAGACAAGTTGTTGAAACTTAACATGGCCATGATTGACGATGTGGCAAAAACTATTACAGAGTTTATTGCAGAATACAAAACAATGGATGAGGCAGAGCGTCCTAAGATCTTGTTTATTATTGACAGCTTGGGTATGTTGTTGACTCCCACAGACGTTAATCAATTCCAAGCAGGTGATATGAAAGGTGACATGGGCCGTAAGCCTAAAGCACTAACAGCACTTGTTCGCAATTGTGTCAATATGTTTGGCGCCTACAACATTGGTATGGTATGTACCAATCACACATACGCAAGTCAAGATATGTTTGATCCAGATGACAAAATTTCAGGTGGTCAAGGTTTTATCTACGCAAGTTCAATCGTGGTTGCCATGCGCAAATTAAAATTGAAACTTGATGCAGACGGCAATAAAACTACAACTGTACAAGGTATTCGTGCAGCCTGTAAGATTATGAAAACTCGTTATGCTAAGCCGTTTGAAAGTGTACAGGTTGAGATTCCCTATGAAACAGGTATGAGTCCATACAGTGGATTGGTTGACTTGTTCGAAGCCAAAGGCATGCTCAAGAAAGAAGGTAACAGTCTTGTGTACACTACTAAGGACGGCGAAATTATCAAACAATTCCGCAAGGCCTGGGAACGTAATGAAAAAGATGGTCTAGACATTGCAATGGCAGATATTTCCAAACACGGTGAAATTTCCACTTCTGAGATAACTAATACAGTTGAACCAGACTTGGAGGTCACTGAATGAAAGAAGATTTAATTGCAGATATTTGGACATTGGTACTGGAACATATTCCTGAAAAACATCGCAAAGATGTTGCAGCGGATTTTGTTAATACATTAATAGATTATGGTATCAAAGAAAGTGTACTTGAACACCTCAAAGGTGTTGACCCGTATCTTGATACTGCAATTGATTATGCCATTGACGGAGAAGACATCGAGGATGAAGACAGCTACGAAGATGAGGAATAAATGAATTGGTATGATCGTGTTTCTAAAGATATTTCAAATATTCCAGATGCCGTGGCCTATTATGAAGCTGAATTAATTCATGCAAAACAAGATGTCCGTGTAGCAGGCAACATTGAAAAAGCCTCTGCGCAGATGCCTGGCATTGTAGAAAATCGATTTAACCAACTGCAAGAAATTGAAGGTATTTTAGAATATCTCAATATCGAACTTCGTAGACTTCGTAGTCAACACTTTCGCAAGTATCTCGAAACCTATCAACGTCAGTTAAGCAGTAGAGACTGTGAAAAGTTTGTCGAAGGCGAAGCTGACGTTGTAGATTTTGAAAAGATCATTAACGATTTTGCACTGCTACGTAACAAATGGTTGGGTATTATCAAAGCTCTAGACATAAAGCAGTGGCAATTAAGCAATATTGTAAAACTACGTACAGCTGGGCTAGAAGACGCCACTCTTTGAACTATCTCATTATATACGCAGATAAATATCTGCATGAAAATAGTATTAGTCACAGGCGGGTTTGATCCCGTACATAGTGGGCACATTGCCTACTTTAAAGCAGCTCGTACACTGGGAGACAGTCTCATAGTAGGGCTGAACAGCGATGAATGGTTGACTCGTAAAAAGGGTAGAAGTTTTATGCCTTGGAATGAGAGATTGTGTGTGATCAACAATCTTTCGATGGTAGATGAAGTCTATACCTTTGATGACGAAGATGGCTCGGCTAGACGTTTTATTCATCAGGTCAGAGCACATTACCCAGATGCTGAACTGATATTTGCCAATGGCGGCGATCGTACTGCAAAAAACATTCCAGAGATGGATGTGGTTGATCCAAATCTCAAATTTGCGTTTGGAGTTGGAGGTGAAAACAAGGCCAACAGCAGTTCTTGGATACTCGACGAATGGCGAGCTCCTAAGACTGGTAGAGCTTGGGGATACTATCGAGTGTTACATGAAGTTGGCAATCATGTCAAAGTTAAAGAACTCACAGTTAATCCCAAGACCTGTCTTAGTATGCAACGTCATCAAGACCGTGCAGAACATTGGTTTGTGGCCGAAGGTACAGCCACAGTCTATAGTATAGATCACAGCTCAGACATGGATCTGTTAGGTGAATATACACAGCACCAACACATACATATCAATAAAACTCAATGGCATAAGTTATGCAATGAAACTGATCAACCCTTGCGAGTTATTGAAATACAGTACGGCGAAAATTGTGTAGAAGAAGATATAGAACGAAAATGAAAAATTGGATCTTCTTGAGCAAAGATGGACAAGATCAATACATTGCTAAACTTGCAACATCCTGTGGTGGAAAGATTGTTTCAACTGACGATTTTGTCTACAGTGATTCCTATGAACCCATAATACTCAGAGGAATTTTAAAACACAAAATTATGAAACAATGCTGGGACGACAATAGAAATTTCTTTTATATGGACACTGGATATTTCGGAAATGATGCAACATCAACTAATCCCAATGGGTGGAAATACTGGCATCGAATAGTAAAAAATGATTTACAACACGGAGAAATTATTCCAAGACCAGACGATCGATGGAAGAAATTCAACAAGACTATTGAGCCTTGGAAGAAAGACGGAAGGAAAATTATTGTTGCAAAGCCAGACGAAAAACCGTGCAAATTTTACGGCATTGATCTTGATCAATGGACTGTTGATACTGTAAACACAATTAAAAAGTACACAGACAGACCTGTAGAAGTTAGAGAACGAGCACCGAAGAGAGAAGATAGAATATTAAGCAGGCCTTTAAAAGAAGCATTAAAAGATGATGTATTTGCACTGGTAACATACAATTCAGTAGCAGCCACTGAAGCCATAATGAATGGGATTCCAGCATTCACACTTGCCCCTTGCAATGCTGCAAGTCCAGTGGCTGGTCAAGATTTATCCAAAATTGATACACCATACTATCCAGATGCGGATAAATTATATGCTTGGGCTTGCCATTTAGCCTACGGGCAATTTCATAATTCAGAATTGATATCCGGTGCCGCATTAACAGCATTAACAGAATTATAACTAAGGAACTATATGAAGATTTTTGTCGGATACGACCCAAGAGAAGACATTGCATATCAAGTCTGTGAATTTAGCATTAAATCTAGACAGCCAGATGCAGAGGTAATTCCGTTGAAACAAAATCAACTTAGAGAAAAAGGATTATATGCTCGAGAACATGATGTGCAAAGTTCTACCGAATTTACCTTTACACGATTCTTAGTACCACATCTAATGGATTATCAAGGATGGGCTATATTTTGTGATTGCGATTTTCTTTTTACTATTGACGTTGCTGAAATTTTTAAATGCGTTGATGAAAAATATGCAATTATGGTTGTCAAGCACGATTATACTCCAGAAGAAGGTGTAAAGATGGATGGACAACGTCAGGTGCCCTATCCAAGAAAAAATTGGAGTTCTTTGGTTTTGTGGAATTGCGGACATCCTTCAAACAAAAAACTACATCCGGATATTGTTAATTCAGAAACTGGTCAATTTTTACATAGATTTCAATGGCTCGAAGACAACGAAATTGGAGAACTATCGTATGCCTATAATTGGTTAGTTAATTGGTATAAAGAACCACAAGACGGTACGCCAAAAGTAATACATTATACAGAAGGTGGACCTTGGTTTGAGAATTACAGACATTGTGAGTACGGGTACCAATGGGCTGTTGAACACGCAGCAATGGAAGAATCGCTGAAGAAGGCTCCAGAGTCTGCGTTTGGTCCGTTTGACCACATACCGAAAGATATTGAAACTGTTTTTAAAAAAATATTAAAGTATAGAGTCGACCCGTCCGGAAAAATTTATAACACTACCGTTGACAGTGTAATTGAGGATATTAAAATGTTAGACAACAATGCAGCAGTGGCCGTCGATGGTGGTAGAGATCCCAATGATGCCAAGGGACTTGGCTGGGATCCATATATGGAATCTTTTATTCTTGGCTGCGGCGGCACAATTACCAACTACGATAAAATTGAAAATTCTATGACTCCAGTAGTGTTTAGAGGCATCACCAAGGCCAAACATATGACAGCCTGTGCAGAAAAAGGTAGAGATTACTATTATATAGACACTGGCTATTTTGGTAATGTAAGAAAAAAATTCTATCACAGAATTACAAAAAATGCCATGCAGAATTTAGGTCCTATTATAGAACGTCCTTTTGACAGACTCGAAGACACAGGATGGCGGAGAAGTAAATTTAGAACAGGCAGAAACATATTGATATGTCCGCCCAGTGCTAAAGCTATGTCGTGCTTTGGATTAGATCTAGATAAATGGATGGAAGAGACTCTTGATATTATTAAGAAACACAGCGATCGTCCTATTGTTATAAGATTAAAAGGCAGTAGACGAGATAGAACAGCTGGTGATACAATGGAAATGGCGTTGTCTAAAGATGTACATTGTCTTGTAACTTTTAATAGTATTGCCGCCACAGAAGCACTGTTATTAGGAAAACCTGCAATTACCCTAGGCCCTAACGCTGCTCAACCATTGTGCAAACAAGACCTATCTGAAATTGAAAATCCCTATATGCCAACTGCTGACGAAGTTGAAGCCTGGGCTGCGCATCTGGCATATGCACAATTTAGTGAAGCTGAAATGAAAGATGGCACTGCTTGGCATATTCTCAATAGTGACGGCAAAATTTGGATCCCACCGGTAAAAGATGACCAATGATGTTGTTGTTTACCTGAGTTCTCTAAACAAGCAGGAACCAGGAAGAAAAGTTGATACGTTGACTGCATTTGCACAAGGAGCACGAGCTGCTGGTGCAAGAGTACACGTTGAAACAAAATATGTACATAGTCCTGCTAAATTGGCAGTTATCCTGGGTTGGCCTAGTCCTATTCAACACGCCGTGAATATTAAATTTAGGCAAGAAGTAGTAAACAAGCAGAAAGAACAAGGCAATCATATAATGGCCATAGATGCAAATTGTTTTAAATTTGCAGATCAAGAAAGCAGATATCTAAGATACAGCATCAACGGAGTATTTTATGATATCAGTGAGTATGCCAATAAAAATTCAAACGCTGCCAGATGGAATCAGTTATCTCATGATACTGGGTTAAGTTTAAAAGACTGGAATCAAACCGGTGAGTATATTTTATTCTTAATTCAACGAGATGGCGGCTGGGGAATGAAAGGATTAGATCCTGCGCAATGGGCTGCAAATAAAATTAAAGAAGTAAGAAAATATTCTAATTTACCTATTGTTCTAAGACCACATCCGGGAAAAGTTGCCGATCTACGACAATTAGTAGGTCCTGGAATTAGTATCAGTGATAGCACAAAAATTTCATTACTTGATGATCTTGGAAGATCAAAAGCTGCTTTTGTCTTTAACAGCAGCAGTGGCGTTGCCAGTGTCCTATCTGGCGTACCGTTATGGGTTGACGATTCCAGCAGCGTCTGTTGGGATGTTGCTAACAAGGATACATCGATGATAAATCAGCCTCAATTGTTCAGTAGACAACAATGGTTAAATGATCTAGCTGCCTGTCATTGGACTGACAACGAAAGTCGTCAAGGTCTTGTTTACAATAAATTTTTACCTTATATTAAATGATGTCAAAAAATATAAATGTTTATTTTCATTTTGCAAGTCCTCCTAGGGAAATTGAATACCAATCATTAACTGGATGGTCGGTGTCTCTAAACCACCAATACAAATCTGGACCCGTCCAATCTTTGAATTGTTCTTGATACCACTCAATACTACGGGGATATGTTATCCAATTGGGATCATACATTCTTTTTTTAGACTTTACAGGTTTGTCTGGTTTGTGTAATCCTATGAATACAAACTTAGTAGCATAGTTCATTAATTTATCTTTCAACCAGGGCATATCAACATCAGGAATACTGCCTAGTACCTGTGTACAACTAACAGCATCAAATGTTTGTCCAACAGGTTCTATTTCAAATTCTTTTACACAAGGATCAAACTTATAAACACTTTCCGCATTTATTCTAGTCTGAAATGTCATTGGTTCTGTTACTCGATCGTGCGGCATTCCGTATGAAACTAAATTTTCATACTGTCTACCTTTACCGCATCCATAGTCTAGCACAGTTTTAGCAGCATACTTATCCATAAGAACACGGATTTGATTGTGATAATTTTTACAATCGTCACCGCCCCAACTGCTGTTATTCAATTGAAATTGTTTTCCTAATTCTACACTTTGTAAATAATATTCGCTTGGCATCATAATTTTCCTATAAACTTTTTATTTTCCGCGACCCACTTTTGTGATTCTACAGATTTATTATATTGACTGGTCCATTCACTGTATATTTGCCAGTTATTGGGTTCGGCATATTCATGTCTAATTAGATACATTTGACAACTAACTTTAACTGCTCGTGCACCTTCACCTAAAATATACTTAAACATTACATTACCACTTTTTTGTTTTGAGGGTGCATTTACTTTTGCTAATACAGTTTCTGCAGAAGCAAGCATAGACTTTCGAGCTATGATTAAAAAATCAGGAACTTTTTTTTCTATGGCTTCTGCTCTTTCGTATAACTTATCACAGCAATTTAAAAAGTCTAGCCCCATAAAAGAAACATCGGTATTGCCAGCTACAATCTCATCAATTTCTTTCAATACAACCTGCATAGAATTTTTTGTAAACCAAATGTCAGTGCGTATTTTAATAATGATATCTTCAGTGACTTGTTTATTGGCCTGTACAAAATCCCATAACTGAATAGCACCACTGGAATCATACGGACAAGTTGTATCACTAGAGTTTGATCTGAATCTATCAGTGAACTCTCCCATATTTAATCTTTTACCTTTTGCAAAATCATAAATTGTTAATTCATATTTTGTTCTTAACAGATTAAAAAGTTCTTCGTGATTAGCTTGAGAAGTCTGATGAAACCTTCGTTCGCCAATATATGCTATTCCGATTGCCATCTTTTGAAATCCTCGATATTTAAATCCTGCGCTTCCCATCCTTGGCGACTTCTCCACCAATTAACTGCATCTTGCATAGGATGAGGAATAACAAATGTCTTTTTACTTATTTCTGATTTATCATCTAATATATAGCTTTGTATGTAGTCCTTGCAAACTTCATTGTCTGTGGGATATGAAGTATATGTTTTTCTAATTAACCATGTTTGGCACAATATCCTAAAAGCATTGACGTCTTGAAAATGAAAATATTCGGTCTTTGACATAGGAATTAAAAGTTTAAAAAGATTGTTACCACTGCGGCGTTTTTTAGCAGCAAGGCCGGTGATATAGTCTATAACTTCTTTACCTGGCTTTAGTTGCGATCTATTAGCAACAATTACAAAATCTTGTACGCGGCAAGGAACTCCGTCTATGACAACCATTTTATGATAAATCTTTCCAGAATTTGCATGTATCCAATCGCTGCCAAAAAACGCTATATCTGTTTTACCTGCAAGTATTTTTTTAATCTCTTCGCATACGATAGAAATACTAGAGTCAGTGAACCAAACGTCTGTGCGTAATCTCATAACATAAGGCTCTGTGGTACGCTCACAACTTCTATAAAAGTCCCAGACCTGTATTCCTCCGCCTTGTCCTCGACGATACACATTATCAAGTGCTGGGTCTCCTTCTTCGAAAGGACAGACTCCTCGACCGGGGTCATCTTTGGTAAACCAATAGACATTAACATCTATAATTTCTTTAAGGCAATCAAACAGACGTTGGTGATTTTGTTTGACAATTTCTAAATTATGTCTCTTATCGCCGGTATAGCATATTGCTATTTTCATAGATAGTCTCTTAAATTATCTGTATCTCTTTTTAAATTAATAGCAATTGCTCTTGGAAATGGGTTAGCTTCATTATAGTCATTTATTAAAATTCGTTTGGTGTTAGGCAACCCTGTGATCAATTTAAAATTTACAAACCCTAATCCTTTTAACATTTTTTCTATACGGTTATGTATTTTTTCAGGGCGAGCTGTTGTAAAGATTATTAAGCTACCTTCTTTTTGCAGTTCCAACAATCTAGAAACATTCTGTTCTAAAGGCGTTGGGTCTTCTTGGTATTCATGTCTAGCCTGTGCTTTAACCAATGTTCCGTCGATGTCACAGAAAATAACAGCTTTATTATTATATTCAAACCACTCCTCTGCAGTTCCCACGTCGGCATAGTTCCAAACAATACTTTCTTTAAAAATATGATGTTCATTAAGGCATTCTTCAATAATATGACTAACAAATATTTCATTAACATGAGCTTCGATTAATTTTTCATAGATAGAGATAAACATGTTTGCTGATTCAAATTTATAACCTCCTACGCAAAATTTATCGGATACAACTTGTTTTTCAATTATAGAATTGATGATTCCCTGATCATTAGTAATTACAAAACTTTTCGAACCTAATCGTTTTAATATTTCATGATTCTTAATACTAGAAACACAAACATAGTTACCTTCTTGGTATTCGTGTTCAAAGAAACTATCACAATCTTTAATTAATATATCTTCATCTTCTGGAAGTTCTATTTGTTTTAATATTTGATACACGGTGTCGGCAGGACCGGCTGTTCTTTCTTTTAATATAACTACCGTAATATTGTTGCCGTACTCTTGTTCAATGTATTTTGAAATATTATGTTTGTCTTCGTGCTCTTGCAATAATCCGATAGTAACATGATGTTTACCAATAAACGGACTTAACGATTTTTCAAACATCATTTTACCCGAATAATCAGTCAATGAATATTTAGGGCGCATATTAGGAAATCTTGTAGATAATCCTGCTGCTGGCATTATTATTTCCATAATAAATTAATTCCTTCTAATAAAAAGTTTCGTTCGAGCGTGTTAGGTTTACTGTGCCTATATACTCTCAACAACATTAGAATCAATAGATAGTTGTTGCTTGCTTCTGAATATTGGTGCAATATTCGTTGTTGTATGTGTTTGGTTTTTACATCTAGCATAGTATTGTCTTTTCGAGTAAACCATCCAAGCTCAAGATCTTGTCTAAGTTTTGCAATGTCAAAAATATAGGAATCGTATTCTGTTGTGACACAATCAATAAGAAAAAATCCGCGATCGGTAGTAAAAATAATATTTTCTAATGTTAAGTCGCCATGATAATTTGAACTCGGTAATACTTTAGGAAGACGTTCTAAAAGTTGTTCACGAGTAAATGGCAATTCGTCAAAACTAACTTCTTGTAATTTTTTAATATATGTTTCTGTATAGTCTTTGTCCACAGCATTACTAGAAAGTTTATCTAGGATAGACAAAATAAAGTCCAATAACTTTTCGTAGTTGTTAGTTTTAAGATATGTTTTAATATCTAGCCCGTGTAGGTATTCCATATCAATTATTTTCTTTGACACAGTGTACAGTTGAGGAAGAGGATAATCTATAGCTAATGCCTGCATACGCTCAATGTTTCTAGATATGTTTCCTATCTTTCGTACAAAGAGTTTGTCGTGCTTTTGCATTAGCAATATTTGATTTCCAGAAAATCCATAAAGTTCTTTAACTACCTTAGCGGCCATAATTAAAAATTGTCTTGTTGCCTTGCCTTATATATAGTTGAATGTCGGCTTCGTTCTATTCCTTCTTTGGGAGTTGTATAATAATAAAATGCAAGACTTCTTCTTACCCTATTATCAGGGCAATTTAAAGGATCAGGGTGTCCGTGCCATGAAGTGTCTGTAGTATTAAAAATCACCGTAGTGTTTTTTCTCGGCGACACTGTTTTTTTCAGAGCGCCCATTGCAGTATCCCACAAATCTAAATTTCCACCGTAGTTATCCTGCCAATCATCATTCAAATATATTAAAACATTAATCCTTCTATCTAAACTTGTTATAGGGTGTATATTAAAATCTACATGCATCTTTAAAAATCCGCCTTTACGAATTTCATGAGGGCCACCACCTTCGAGATAGGGATCCGATTGTATGTAGTTAATTCCTGTTAATTTTTCTAAGAACACACAAAATTCTTTGCTATTGAGTTCTTGACTAAATTCTTTTGTAATCGGTTCAAATAGTTTTAATTTTTCTGGTTGTCTAAAACTTAATTTTTGTAATGTGGTCTTGTTAGCCTTGCCCTTCATATGTTTTTCCATGGCAGGAAATTCATCGTGCATTTTTTGTAACATATTATTATCAAACAAATCAAATAACACTATATGGGCAAACGGCGAAGCATTTACGTATTCATTGTGCCGTTCTTCGGCTAATTTATTAAACTTTTCTGGATCAAAATATTTCATAATATTTTCTCATTTCATAGCAACAATTCTACTGTCATTGGGTGATTTTGCAAATTGATTTGCCTCCGAAGTCCATCCTGAAAACCCATTTTCTACAAATGCCTGACCTAAACTTTCTACACTATATCCCCAGCGATGAATCATAGATGGATGGTCGTATCTTAAATCATCATAAAAAAATACAAATAAGGTGCGTTTCATATCTTTTCGATCTTTTGATGTTAAAATTTTTGGATTGTTTACAATTTCTCTGCATGCCTTTAGCGTGTCTGGCCATTCAGTTACCACTCGTCCTCCTGGTTTAAGGATACGCAACCATTCTTTAAGCATCTTTGGGATATCTTTTCTTGAAATATGTTCAATCACATGGATAGATATTATTTCATCAACTGTGTTATCTGGGATTGGGAATGTTCCGGTGATATCTTGAACACACACTTCCGGAGTTGCCTGACTTCCGTCAACATTAATGTAACCGTCAAGCATAACTGGGCCGCATCCAAGATGCAATTTGACTGGCAAATTATTTTTGTTTTTTTCTTGTATTTTTTCATTAAGCATTTTTTGTTCCTAGCATATTAATAGATAGATATTTAATATATTTCTTCGTTTTTCGTCCAGCTTCATTGTAATCAGCAATTATCATTTTGCGTTCACTAATTCGATCCATCTCCTGAAATTCAATATCATTTTCAGAGGTACTTGACCAAGCAAAATTACCCCATGTAAAATTTGGATACAGATATTCTATAGCACTATGAGTAAATCTATAATAGTCTTTGGGATACCCGTGATATTTCCAAACCCACGGAACTGCAATATATAGTTTGCCACCAGGCTTTACCAGCTCTGATATTTTTTCAGCCATGACCCAAGGATTTGGCACATGCTCCATCACGCTGCAACAGATCACAAGATCAAAATGATTTTTGGGCAACGGATTTTCAGGAGCTGTTAAATCACATATAACATCAACGTCTATTCCGGGCTCTATATCAGTGCCAACGTATTCTGTAGCAATACGTAGCTGACCTTTAGTAGGAGCAAAGTATCCTCGAAACCCAGTAGAGTTTTCTCTGGCTCCTATTTCTAATACTGAACCTGTGAATGTCGGATATACTGTTTTAATGTAAATTAAATCGTTAGGACTTCCCATATTATTCTACCTTTAATTGCTTAATGACTTCATCTATGAATTTTTTCGATAATACGCGAGCAGAATAGTTTTGTTCTGTATACTCTTGTCCTAGACGAATACGTTCTTTTACTTCTGCTGGATTTTTCAAAGCCCATTTTATACCTTCAATATAATCATCTTGCCAAGTGTAAGGTGCAAATTCTTCATAGCTGGCCAATGCTGTGGTAATTACAAATTTTCCAGAGATTAGGCTGTCAATTAATCTATTTGCGCTTTTGGTATCGGTTCTAGGATTATCGGTCATTACAGGCATTAACACAATATCACATTCTGTCAACAATTTTCCCTGGTGTTCCCAAGTCCATTCTTGCATATCTAATTTACTAAAATTAATTCCGGATATTTGACCCTTGTTTTGTCGTTGGGTCATTTTACTAAGCACTCTATCAGTTTTTGCGCTGACCATAGTGAACTTATAATCCACAATTTCTTTTTCTAACCTCTGCCAACATTCAACTATAGGAAAGAATTTAAAACTACTTTGACTTCCAAACCATAATAATTTTAATTCTTTACTAGGATCAAATTTAGGCGTTAATTTTGGCCGTTCGTAGGGATCAGGCATTACTATGCTGTCTTTTCCGGTATGGTGCTTGGTACTAATTCCCATATTAACGCTGTTAACTGAAACTAAATCTGCCAGTTGACAACAAGGCTCGTATTCTTCTTTTTCTTCGAATTTATTATCACATAGATCATAGATAGTTTTAGCACCTAGGTCTTTAGCACGTTGAATACTGTGAGGCTGACTACGTTTTAAAAATACAATAATGGTATTTGCATCAACCTCACTCCAATCTGTCAATACTTTTGAATCATATCCTTGGTCAGCTAGTGCCTGACAGGTTACATCGCCTCGAAGTCTGTGACTGGCTCTTTTACTTTTATAAGCATCGCTGAAAAACCTAATTTTTATGTTGTGCATTTTAAAATCCAATCTTTTTTATGTTGATCTACTACTCGATAACCCCAAGACTCTAAAATTTTAATAGATGGCTTGTCGGTCATTGCGTCTTTGTATTCGTGCTTCTGTTGTTCAACAACAATTACTGGTTTATTTCTAAGAATGGTCTGCATTGCGCCTGCAAGTATTTCTTCTTCAAATCCTTCTACATCAATCTTTATCAAATCAATATTTTCATAGTTGTAACTGTCTAGAGTTCTTAACGGAATAGAACCCTTGCCTACTGATGTAGGATCAATATGACTGTGTCCGGTATTTCCCTGAACAATATTCATTTCTATCAGTGATTCAGTACGCCCAAGTGCCACTGGTTCAATTACATAGTTGCTGCTTGTTACGTTTTTCTTAAAACATTCTCTAAATTCAGCAACTGGTTCAAAAGCAATAACTTTTTCAAATTGTTTTACAAGATCGCAAGACCATAGGCCTACATTTGCACCAATGTCAATGCAAATTCTTTTGTTATCACAAGATGCAATTGCAGAATCTCTAGCCCTCCATTGATATCGAACTACTCCGTCATTCTTAAGGCTTTTTGCAAGCATTCTAGGAAAATGATCATCATAATCTGGAAACCAAAATCCGTGGCTTTCTATCATTTAAATGTACTCCAATATTTCTCTTGTCTATCTACTTTCAAATCAGTACGTAGACTATGTCCCTG